GGCCATTATAAATGCTTCCAGTGCGCCGCTGCCGGCGACGTCTTCACCTTCCTTGAGACTTTCCACAAGATCGACAAGGCCGAGGCGCTGAAGAAGGCGGCACGGATCGCCGGTATCGAGATAAAAGATAAAAAGCCGAAGGACAACTCCGGGGTGAACCTGACGATTAAGGAGACGATCTTTCTGGCGGCCGCTGAGCATTACCATGCCAATATATCAAACAACGGCGGGAAGGCTTACCTCATCGAGCAGAGAGGCCACAAGGAAGACATCCTGAAGGCCATGCAGGTAGGTTGGAGCCTGGGAGACCTGACAGAGCATCTCCGCTCGAAGGGATACACGGACATACAGATTAAGGCTTCCGGACTTGCACGGGAAAAGGACATCGACGGCAAGCCCCGGCTTATGGACTTCTTCAAGAAAGACCTGGCTATCTTCCCTCATTACGAAAAAGGGAAGGTTTTGCACTTTACCATGAAGGACCCTCAGAAGAAGCTGGCCTATCAGCTCCCGAATGAGGTCCGCCTGAAGGACTGGAGATTCTATAACCAGGGCGCGCTCGGCAAGTTCAACGAGGTTATTGTGGTGGAAGGGGAGAACGACCTGTTGAGCGTCCTCGATGCGGACGTGCAGCATGTGATCGGGCTGATCGGCCAGCCGGCGGATTATCAGATCAAATCCCTGAAAACATATTGCGCCACAAAACACCTGTACCTTTGGCTGGACAACGACGAGGGCGGGAAGGGGTTCGTCAGGAAGATATGTAAAGAGATGAACATATCGAACAATATCCGTATTGTCATCTATGACGAGGCGCGGAAGGACCCGGACGAATACCTGCGGAAGTTCGAGGGCGATCGGAGGAAAGAGATCAGGCGGCTTCAGGCGGAGGCTGTAGACTTTATCTCATGGGAGATCGGCGAGATCTCGAAGCTGGAGACGCTTGAATTACGGTTAAAGGCACTGAAGGACCGGAAGGTTTTTCAGGCCGTATCGGAGATGGTGGAGGCTGAGAAGCTTGTATATATCGAGAAGCTTGTGGCGCTGGGCTTCAACGCCGAAGCCGTGGAAGAGCAGATCGAGGTCAATCAGGACCTGCGGCGCGAGCTTTCCATTTATTTCGAGCGGGTACCGAAAAAGGACGCGGATCCGAATGTGGTGGCGTCTATCATATATAAGCACCTCAGTCATTCCGGAAGGTTCTTCCGGGACAAGATGAGCGACGTCTACCTGCTTTATCAGCATTTCATTTACCAGATCGGGAACAACCGCCCGTTTAACGCGCTGATGAAGAAGTCGTCCGGCCTGCTGCCGACAAAGGAGCCGGGGCGGTCTGTCTGGGAGTCCCTGGCGTCGGAGGCGTACAACGCCGGCAGGCAGATAGACCTTGCGTCGTGGATCCATACCGACCGCAATACTGACACCGTCTACATCAACCTGAACTCTCCGAACAGCATGATCCTGAAGGTATCGAAGGAGGGCGTGACCGAAACGCCCAATGGTCTGAATAAGGAAGGCGTGCTGCTGAAGTCATCACATAAAATACTTCCGATGAATTTTCTGCCTGATGTGGATATTCAGGACGGAATGGCAGAGCTTAAAAAGCTAATATTCGACAACCTGACTTGCGAGAAAGAACAGCGATATTTGATCCTCTGTTGGATGATGTCTGCCTTCCTTCTTGATTTCGCGCCTTACTATGCCTTGATGAAGTTCTCCGGCCCGACAAGCTCCGGTAAGACGACGGCCGCGAGGCTTATATCATTGCTGATATATGGAAATGAACACCTCGGAGATCCTTCCACTGCCGCTGCTTACGCAGTTGCAGCCCAAAACCCATTACTGATAGTGGATAACCTGGAATCCGAGGACATGACTAAATCAATGAATAAATTCCTTCTCCTCTCGGCAACGAAGGGAGGAAAGGAGAAGCGCACCCAGGGCACGGACCTGGACACGATTCAGGAACAGCCAAAGGCTTTGGTCCTCATCACCGCCATCGAGCCGTTTGTGAAGGCGGAGATGATCAATAGAACGTATGATATCGATTTCTCATCTCAGCACAAATCTGAGGACTTCATTGAGGACGAGGCGATAAGGGCGATCATCAAGAGGCGGGACCTTATCATGTCGGCAATCCTTAAGTTCCTGCATAAGGATGTGCTTGCGAACCTCGACAAGCGCAAGGACTTCATCACGATCCTGAAGAAAGAGCACAAGGGACACTCGAAGAATAGGACAGATGAGTTTCTGGCGACGCTCATGCTGATGCTGGAGAAGGTATTGCGGTACATTCCCTATTATGGACCGGACGATTTTATGTTCGGCACTGCGGATGAAATAACAGACGCCACAAAGGAAATCAGGCACGCCTGGATAAGTTACCAGGACGCGAAGGCCAGAGACACGGAGAGATCGTCCAATACTATCATAAAGCTCCTGGATGGCCTCATGCGAGATTACATCATGAAGATGAAGGGAATGGAGCCTGAGTATCACAAGGACTTTGAGGATGATGTCTTTGTATATACGCATCCTGAATATATGATTGAGGTCGTTAAAACCAAAGCTGAAACATTAAAGGACGAACAAACCGGCGAAGTATATACTCGGGCGCGCATGGAATTTTTGACCACGTCGAACGATATCGTCCTGGCGCTGGACCGATTCTGCCGGAACAGTGGCATCAAGAACCCGTATGAGAAGGCTTCGGTCTTCGCCTCGAGACTGAAGAACGATCGGGAGCTGCTGAAGCGGTCCGGCTGGGAGCTGGTGAGCCGGGAAGGCTTCGAACCTTATTACACCAGACGCCACGGCGAACGATACTGGAAGTTCAGGAAGGTGATCATCCGATGAGCGGAAAGCAGCTGAAAAAGAGGAGGAAGATCTACCGAAGGATGTATGAAGAGAAAATCCGCCGCATCAAGCAGTGGCCTATCCGGTACCGGCTGAAGGTGATATGGCAAATATTGAGAGGATAGATTTATCACTTTCCCCGGGATGCTGCACATGCCCGGGCTGCTACGGGTATCGTCGATCGCAGCTGGATCCATCCGAGGACGCCGATAGATATAGCAAATCTTCGGCTCCTGCAGTATCCGGTCTGCTGATAAATGTAACGCGAGTTCTCTCCGATATCTTCCTCGAGTGTTCGGGTACTTTGATAGATTTAGCGTTACGGCGCCGAGCTCCGGGGCCTCAATGTCGATACATCTATCAAGTACTCGACTGCGGCTGCCGGGCGCAGCGGGATAGATATAGCAAAGGAGTGAAATCATGAAATGCCCGAAATGTAAGAAGCCGTCAGATCTCCAGACAAAGAGGACCATGGCGAATGGCGGGGGAGTTACCAGGGATAGGTACTGCCGGAAATGCAAGGGAAGGTTCGTCACCACAGAGCGGTTTGATCTCGACATAGCTGAGGCCGATAGCAGGTACGAGCGGAAGATCGGCGAGCTCGAGTCGATCAACCAGGCATTGCAACATCAACTGGGGGAGTATGCAGAACTCTTCAGGGGGCTGAAGATTGCCATGGATAAGGCAGTGAGCCGGAAATGACTGTTAGTAACTTAATAAATATAGCAATATATATGAAAAGTAGCAGTTGTTTTTTAGTGGTAGCAGTTGACCCCGCCAGATTACGTCCATCCTTTAAAAATGCCAAAAAGTGTTGCAAAAAAGACACATTTTTTATTTTTCCCTGCCTTCTGGAAAATTTTGCGGATATCTTTCCAAATCAACTGCTACACTGCTACCACTTGAATGAAAATGAGAGATTTTAGGAGTAATTTAAAGATAATCAAATATATTTCAGGTAGCACTTGCGGTAGCAGTCTGGTAGCACTTGGTAGCAGTTGGGTTGCAGTAGGCGTCGGGCAAAATGGGACTGCTACCACTTTTTATTCTTTTAAATCAATAAGTTACAAGAAAGGTAGCAGAATAGCACTTGTTTTTATTCAAGCTCACAAAACACGTTTTTTGCCCCTTTTTAGCACTTTTTTAACCACAAAAAACACATTGGTAGCAGTTGATTTTTCATTAAAAATCTTTTCTTTTCAAGTAGTTTCGATTGACAAAAAATGTAACTGCTACCACCGGTTTTACCTGCAGGATTTGCCGGGTTTTGAGGGTTACGATCTTTTCATGGCAGGAACCCTTTCCGTGTTTTACGACATAGAAAATAGATTATATATGGTTGTTAGTAAGTTCGTTGAGTTTGGATTTATAGGGTTGATTATGAAAGGTTTAAGTGGTCTCTGTGATGGCTCTCGATTGGGGGTTTTGCTTTAGGTGTCGAAAATCAAACCCAAAAAAGCTAAATTGATTACTGCACATAATTACAAAAAGTGTGATNGACAGATTTTAGGCAGTAATAAAATCAATAAGTTACAGGTTGTTGATTTAAAGAAAAGTGTGGTTCGGTTTGGATTGGTTGATTGTTCGGGCAGTGTTCGAGGACCTGCGACCCTCCCCCCCATCGAAAATTCTGGCAGCCAGGACGCCCACCACCACCTACTACTGGCTATATATTGTAAGGATTTAATAAGGGGTTTTTATAAGGGTTTATTGTTGGGTTTTGAAGGTTTACGTGTGTTTGGATTTCGAAAAGTGGGGGGCGCGGGGGGAGTGCGATGAACCAGGAAACTTACCTCCCGGGTTTCGCTCGTTACCTGCAGGTCCTCGAAGGGCTGTCGGAGATCAGCGTTGTCTCGTACCGGAAAAAGGTCAAGGAGCTCATTGCCTGGATGGAGGGGAACGATAACGTCAAGCCCGTCGGTCAGATCACCCGGCAGGACATCGAGGGGTATCTGGAATGGTGCTATTACAAGGGCAATGGCAACCAGACGCGCTACACAAAGCTGACCGCGCTGGGAAAATTTTTCCGCTACCTCAAGTATGAGAACATCATTTCCGAAGATGTTACCCTGGAGATCCCGAAGCCGGTGATACATAACAAACGCATGCAGAGCTTTACGAAAGAGGGAATCCTTAGTTTTTTCAGGGTGATTGATATCACAACGTCAAAGGGCCTGCGGGATACGGTGATCTTCATTCTTGCTGCTTTTTGCGGACTGCGCATAAACGAGATATGCCAGCTTCGGATCCGGGATATCATTGACGACGGGAAAACCCTTGATGTGGATATCCCGCCCGATATAGCAAAGAAGCATCAGTGGCGTACAGTTAGCCTATGGAAAGCGCCGGCGATGTTCGTCCGGCAATATATCCTTGTGCGGTTGAACCATGGCGCTAGGGACGAGAGTCCGCTGCTCGTCACCTACAAAAACCATCGCCCGTCCACGCGGCCTATGACCGCCTGTGCTGTTGACAGGCTCATTAAGCGCTGCGCAGAAAAGGCCCGCATCAGGAAGGCGAAGATATCGTGCCATGTCCTGCGGGCCACGCACGCGAACGACCTCCAGCACATCGAGGGATACACGTTGCCGGCAATCATGGAGCGCATGGGCTGGAAGCATCTATCGACAGCCGGCAGATACCTGGTGCGCCGCGAGCGGATACACAGGACTTACAGATCGCTGCATGAATACTGGATCGACTTTCCGAAAGTCTGGTCCACTGAGGATCAGGCCCCCCTTTATGACCACAGCAGTGATGAGCAGTCAAATGCCGGCCGCGCCGGTGATGGAGGGAATGCCATTGACAGAGAACCGTAACCCGGAGCGCACAGCGGACTGGTGGAAGAAAAGCAGGCAGATCCTCAACAGGCTTTTCGATGGCTATTACAAAGACTACGGCCAGGAGGACGGCGGAAAGATCGTCCGCACGATCATCGACGTGCTGGGTCGCTGCCGTCTGACGATCCCCGAGCACATGCCGAGCGACCCGGATAACGCAGAGGCCCTGCTCGCCCTTTACACGTGTCTCTCTGATCGCTTCCAGCAATCCTCCGCCGACGCGATCATGCGCAAGTTCATCATGGAGCTGAAAAACTGCCGGATATCGTTCCCCGATCACGAGGACCTCTACCGCCAGGAACGCAACACAAAGATTAAAACCATGTTCATCAGCGGGAAGTATACCTATCAGGAGCTGGCGATTATTTTCAACCGCCGTGAAAGTCAGATATGGAGGATTGTGAATGAGGAGTAAGGGGATTTTCTGGCTGTTTGTGCTATATTCAGGGGAGCTTAGCGCTCCCTTGTTTTATCGGAGGAATTATGCGGACAAACATTATGCAGCTCTTTAATTTTAAAATCCCCGTGCTCATCGAGCATCGGGACGAATCCGGCTCCGAGATTATCGCCCGCTCGGACCGGGAGGAGATCATCATCCGCACGGATGACGAGTCGCTCACGCAGGACCTGCCCGAACTCTGCGCCCAGGCCAAACTTGCCGAACTCGACCCGCTCCTCATCACCTCCCTGTCGCAGAGCAACCCGACCGACGATGAGTTGCGATACCTCGGTATGTTTCACGAGTTAACCGCCCCACTCCGGGACGCCTGGGTATGGTCAATGCTACGCAAACACGCCCCGAATATCTATGCGACGGAGATTGCGGAAATCCTACAGATGTGGGAATCCGTAGGGGCGGGATTAATCACGCCCGTCCATATCGATGACAAAACCCGTCGCCAGACCCTCGGCCTCTGGGCGATCCTCACCGAGGACCCCGCAAACAAAATCGACCTCAAGATCACCGGCGACCCCGAAACCTTACCTCTCTGGGAGAGGTACATCGCCGTCATCCGCGAGTTCATCCCGCAATCCCCGGACCCGGAATTATATACGTTATTGCCGGACGCTGCGGATGCCCCCTACCGTGTCAGGATAAAAAATGAAGGTAAAATGCGGTATTTTGAGGTGAAGGAGAAATAGTTGCAATACAGAGTAAGAGTTATTTTTAATTCTCCTGCCAGACTACGCAAATCTTTTCTGCTATACATAGCGCATGGCAGAAAAGGACGACTCGAAGGACACTGCTAAAAAGCTGCAGAAGCTTTACCTGCAAAACCTCGCGCTGAAACTGCGTGAAGGCAAGGCCTTAACTCCTGCGGAATTCGAGCATCTGCGGCTGCTTTCCGAGGATATCAGCAAACCGGATATCCCTCCGCCCGAACAACCCCCTTCATCCCCCTTTGTTAAGGGGGAATCAGCGGAAGCCGATGAAGTCGGCGTTCCTGAGCGGCTGCGCTTCAGGCGGTCGTACACTCTGACGGAGAGGGCGCTTGATGCCCGCCGGAAGAACGCGCAGAAGAGCACGGGGCCGAAGACCGAAGATGGGAAGAAGACCAGCTCGAAGAACGCCTGGAAGCATGGACAGTTTGCGCAGGGGTATATTTTAAACAGGGTCAGGCCCTGCAAGTCCACCTGCCCGCAGTATCCGTGCGAACTGGTAAAGGACAACAGCACGCGGCCGGGCGGGGAGTGTCTCGACAAGGCAGCGGTCATCCAGTTCTTCTCGGCCATCTGCGAGGCGGTGAAGAACAAGAACTATGACGATTTCAACGAAGTTGCCGCGCTGACTATCGCAAACCAGATCAATGTGCTGCATACCCTCATGGAAGACATCCAGCGCGACGGCACCATGCTCAAAAAAGAGAAACACGACAAGGACGGCAAGTATCTCGGCTATGAGCCTGTGCCCCATCCCTCCCTGTTGTCCCTTATAAAACTGAGCGACAGCCTGGGCGTTACCGCAAACGAAATGATGATCACCCCGAAGGCCCTGTCAAAGCAGGAGGGCGAAGATGAAGGGATCAAGACGATCGCGGACCTGATGTCGCGCATCGGCGGGGGGTTGAAGAAGAAGGATGAATAATAAACAGCGGGGTTCGAGGATTCGAGGATTCAAGGGTACAAGTGTTTTTACTGTACCCCTCGGCCTCTGGACTCCTGGAACCCTGTCGTTATGATCGAGACCGCTGAACCTATACAGAAGCTGGAAGACCTTCGAAAGGGGATCCTGATCCCGCGTGAGATATTCGAGCTGTGGCTCGAAGCCTGGGACTGGACTTTGCATCAGCTGGCGCGCGATGAATTCCCGGCTCCTTTCCGGGAGATCGACGAATTTCAGCTTGCCTGCATCTGCGCGGATCCCGTCCTCTGGAGTCAATCGTTTCTCAGGGAACCGGAGGACCCCGATCATCAGGACCCTTACAATTTTTTCGACTATCAGAAAGAGTCCATCCGGTATCCCGGACACATCATCCACAAGGACGGCTCGGAAGTCGGCAAGACGCGGGAGATCATCGCGTACTGCATGTATCAGGCTTATACCACGGCAAACGGCTCCGGGCTGAACGGCGCCCCGCAGCAGACGCACCTTGAGGAGATCATCGAAGGGATGCTCGACCAGATGGCGTTTAACCCGGATTTGGAGCTATCCCTCATTAAATATAAGAAGCATCCGCACCATACATTTTATTTCTCGAACCGCTTCAAACTCTACTTTCGTCCCTCCGGCTTCGACGGCGAAGCGTACAGGGGCGTTCACGTCCGCACCTTTGCGATAAAGGACGAGGCGGCGAAGGATAAAAACAAAAAACAGTGGTCTGAATTCTGGCGCGCCATGAAGCCGGGCTGCATCGGGCGGATTTATTCAGTGCCGGACGGCGACCGCTCCTGCGATTACTACAAGCTCGGTCAGCGGGCGGTCAGGACTGAAACGCCGCAGGACATTGAACGGCGCCTGTTGTTGTCCTTATTCCATATCCAGAAGGCGAAGATGCAGGGCGGGTTTGTTCCAATGCCTTCGGTTGAGGAGATTTACGGGAGGCCGGTTAACGTGTCCGTTTCCCGTGACCGTGACGGACAACGGACGACGGACACGGACAACGGATCCGATTCACGATTCACGATTCACGATTCACGGTCTTTAAAGGAAGAGGAGGTGCAGATTGATTCCCTTAAAAACGCGGGAAGCCATATCCAGGATATTAAGTTCAAGCTTTTCGTCTGGCCAAAAACTATTATGCCGGAACCCTACTGGTCTGCCGAGCGCAGGAAATTTTACATCGATCAGTACAACGGAGAGGATGCTGCGGAATATAAGCACAACGTCCTCGGCGAGGACGGCGATCCGGAGTATTCTGTCTTTCCGTGGGAACAGTTCAAACTTTGCGTAAAGGATATCCCCAAATACCGGTGCCTGAAGGTGCTCGTGAATGCTTCATCGAACGAGGTGAGCGTAAACGGCTACAAGTGCGAGTTCGTTCCCGGCGACAGCGGGCCGGTGCTGAGGACGGTTACATCGCTTGATACAACCTACAGGAAGACAGGGTTTTTCGATTATGACGCAGACAGCGAATCTTTTTTCAGAAAGCTCATTAAAAGTTTCTTCTCTTCCGTTCCCGGCCTCAAGCGCGGCGGGGCGGACTTTGGTTTCAGCGGAGATCCCACGGAGATAATCATCAAGAGCATCATCGGCAAGCGCGAGAGAATTGTTGCCCGGCTGCAATTAAAGCATGTCACCTACGACCAGCAGGCGGACGCCCTCGATGCAATGGACGATGTTTTCGGCCCGCCCGAGACAATCTCATGGGGGACTGACTTCGGCAATGCCGGCTCTGCCGTGGCACACAACCTTCAGGGCCTGCCGCAGTATGCGCATAAGAATTATGACGACCGGCTGAAGGGTTTCATGTTCGAGTCCACGACAGACAATGTTNACGAGGACGGCGAGCCGGTCATCGACGCAAAGACGGAAAAGCCCGCCAAAATAACGCTGAAGGAACTTGCGACCGATCACATGGTTAAAAAGATGCAGCGGCTCGAGGTCGAATATCCGCCGGACCCTGACTATGCGCTCTATTATCCGAACCATACGGTAAGCAATACGGGCAAGCACCGCATCTACAGGAAGAAGGACGATCACCTGATCGACGCCGAGCGCTGCGAGAAGCTCGCGCGGTTATTGCAGACTGAAACGGAGGATTTATTTGCATGAGAATTTTAACGACAGGATTCAAGGGTTCAAGGATTCAAGGGTTCAAGGGTTCCAGTGCGCTCGACCCCTCGAATCCTCGACTCCCCGGCCCCTATTTTTGGGGTGAGATATGAGATTATTCGGATACGAATTCAACTTCAGGAAGGCGGCGGCGAAGGCCGAATCCTCATCGCCCTGGCAGCTCCGGCCGAGCGACGGCCAGGGCGCGTACTCGAAATATTTCCAGTCATTCGTGCCGCGCAAGATAGAGGGCTCTTTTTATGAGTTCCTGCGCGAGGCGATCCCGATTATCGACGCGGGGATAAACAAGAAAACCAGCCTTGACGGACACCTTGAGGTAGAAGGCAAAGACGAGGCGCTGGTGGACGAGATACAGGAATGGTTTTACAACGTGCCGGTTAACGATCTCCAGAAGGGATTGCAGGCATTCCATCAGAACTTTACCAGCGAGGCTTTCGAGCAGGGGTTTGCGATCGGAGAGTTCGTCACGGACAAAAAGCGCACTGACATTGTGGGGTTGCGCGTGGCCGATTCCAAGTCGATCAAGTTCAAGCGCACTGAAACCGGCATCGACATCTATCAGAAGGCGGACGGCGACAACGAGGAACGCCCTCTCAAGCCGGATAACCTGCTTTACTTCAGCATCAACAATGAAAACCAGAACCCTTACGGCGTGCCGCTGCTCAGGTCCTGCGAGTTTGTGTCGAAGATCCTCGCCACGATGCATAACAGCCTCGGCAATGTCTGGGAGCGGTTCGGGGACCCTTCTTTCTCCATCATTTACAAGACGTCGAAGAAAGACGGCGTCGACCTTGCCTCGAGACGGCAGACGATTGAAGACGAATTCAACGCCGCCATCCGCGCCAAGCGGGAGGGCAAGAGCGCCGACTTTGTGCGGGCGATAGACAGCAATTCTTCCATCGATATTCAGATTATCGGCGCGAACGGGCAGGAACTCACTGTTGAAATGCCGGCGCGCCATGTCATGGAACAGATTATCGCAAAGATCGACCTTCCGCCGTGGATGCTCGGCATGCACTGGTCAACGACAGAGCGGCTTTCCGAAAACGAGGCGGAGATCATGCTTGCCGCCATCGCAACGAGGCAGGCGGCCAAGATGCCGTATTTCTATAATCTCATTCGCACTTTGCTTCTTCTCCGCGGACGCACATGGAAGAAAGGCGACTGGAAGCTGAAGTGGGCGCAGGTGAACCTGAAGGACATCCTCAAGCAGGCCCAGGCGAGATTCATGAACGCCCAGGCTGATATGTACTATCTGCAGAATGCCTCCGCCGCAGGCATTGACCTTGATATCAACCAGCTTGCGATCGGGAAAGTGGCGAAAGAGATTGCCGCGCCTTCGGCTCGCAATGACAAACATGCAGAGGCTCGCAATGACAAACATGGAGAGGCTGCATCCCATTCTGTCATTGCGAGGAGCGGAGCGACGAAGCAATCTCGCTGGATCATCGAATCCTGCAAGGAACTGAACCGTCCCACGCCCTGGCCGGCGCTGGATCAGGTTGAAAATGATTACGAGAAGGAACTGAAATTCGAGTGGAACGAGCTGAAGGGAAAAGTCTTTACCATATTAAAACTGAACGATGTAAAGACTGTCCCCCCGGGACGAATCACGTTTCTCGACGGCAAGGACGACCTGCCCGGGCTTGACGCTTTTGGATTCACTCCGGAGCAGCGCGCCATGATCATGCAGGCGTTTAAGGACTGGATCGGCACATTCGATATTGATGACCCTGATTCCCCCGTTGCCTGGTATTACGGCCAGGCGTATTCGCTGGGGCTCATTCTGGCTGCAAACCTTATAGGCAAGGAGCGCCCGCTTCTGGACATCCTCAGGAGCGAAGAAATATTCAATGAGCTGTGCAGGAACGGATTTCAGCTTGTCAAGGACAACGCGACCAGGGCGCTTACCGAAGAAATACTTCCCGCGATAGAGGCGCACATCATAGCCGGCAGCAACCCGCTCCAGATCGCCGCCATTCTCGAAAAACTCTTCGGCGACAAGAACAGCGACTGGGAGCGGCTTGCGCGGACCGAGATGACCATAGCTGCCGAACAGGCCAAGCTGGACGAATGGGCCGCGTGGAATATCAGCAAGGTGCGCTTTACTCCCGCGCCGGATGCATGCCCGATATGCTTTACCCTGGCCGGCGAATACAACATCGCCGAATGCCCCGTCCCCGGGACCGACACCCACCCCAGATGCCGGTGCTCGATCATGCCGGTAGAATAAAAAACAGGATTCAAGGATTCGAGGGTTCAAGGGTTCGAGGGTTCAAGGATTCAGTGCGCTCGACCCCTCGAATCCCCGGCCCCTCGAACCCTGCCGTTCTTCCCTGCCAGACTACGCAAAAAATTTCTGATATAAACACTTCAACAAAGTTTGTCAAAAGGAGACGACATGAAATCGACTGACTTTAATACGAAGGATGGGCCGGCGGCGATCCTGGTGATGACGACTGAGGATGAGATACTTGCGTTCATCGCCGGCGACGAGAGGAAAACCGTGATTGATGCGGCAAACAAGAAAATAGCGGAGCTGCGCGGGCCGAAGCAGGGCGAGCAGGCCAGCCCGATGACAAAGGACGCCTCTGATTTCAAGGAAGGCATCCAGAAGACGAAAGCCGTTGACCGTAATCCGGTATCCGCAACGGACACGGAAGACGGACACGGTAAACGGACTGTCGTCACCTGCGAGGACGTGCTGAAAAAAATGCGGGATCAGGGGAAAAAGATATGAAGGGCTACATCGACCAGAAAAAGCTTTCGGCGCTGAAACAGGGCAAGCGGCCATTGCTCAATCTTGCCGTCAATAAAGAGCTGCCGGTCATAGGGTTTAAGGTTTCGCCGTCAATCCCTACGGATGAGCAGATCGCAAAGATCAACCGTTTTACCCGGCGGGAATTCAAGGCCGACGAGCTGTACGTTGGTCAGCTCAGGCTTTCGAATAACTGCATCGACCGGGACAATGAACGCTTTTCCGAGGAAGTGCTCCAGCGGTTTGTGGCGACGACCCTGCGCAAGACCATGCTGTTTGATCACGCGCGCAAGGTGAAGGACAGCGCCATCGGCAAGTTCTTCGACGTGGAGCTTGAAAAGATGCCGTTGCAGCAGGCCATCGCCGAGATCGGCGAGGAGCTGGTGTTGCCCGATGGCGTCACGGACGTATGGTTTCATTCCCCGTGGTTTTACATTCCGATTGCCGGCATCGACAAGAAAGACATCGTGAAGATCGACGCCGGAATCTATGACTTCGGGTCCATCGGCTTCAGGGCTGAAAGCCTCGTTCCGGTGATGGACAAAGACGGAGATATCCGTTTCTGGGAGTATAGGGGATCCGGCAGGAATACCGAGATGACAGAGGGCAGCCTTGTCTACCTCGGCGCCCAGTACGGCATGTCCGTGAAATCCACAGAAACGGACGATGAAGATATGCCCGGCAGTACCGGTGATGCAAATACATTGACTGAAAACATGGATCCCCCGGCCAAGCCGGAGGATGACAACAAAGGAGGACACAAACAAATGGATAAAGAGAAGTTATTCAAACTGTTACAGAGACTCTTTCCCGGAAAGAGTTTTACGGAAGACGGCCTGAGTGACGAGCTGAAGGACGCCCTGGACGCGCACGCTCAGGCGGTTGCGGCAGAGAAGACGGCAGAGGCAGTTAAGCCGCTCAACGAGAAGATTGCGGAGCTATCCCCGCTTGCCGCAGACGGCAAGGCATACCGTGACGGCCTGGTCGCGCAGTACGTGACCCTGAAAGCGAAGATGGGCGAAGTGGCGGAGACGCCGGAAGCCCAGGACAAGGTGAAGACCGTGGCCGCAACATACCCGGTCGATTTTCTGAAGTCGGAAGTCGACGCCCTGCAGAAAAGGGTGGATGAGAAGTTCCCGGCCGAGAGCCAGACCAAAGGCGACGACCGGCAGGACAAGTCTGATGACGGTGCAAAGGATTGGAGAAAAGACAATCCTCTCACCCCGAAGAAGGAGGGATAACAGATGGCAAAAGGCACATTAATAGACAGCATAGGAAACCTGAGGACGCTGAAGCTGGCCCATACCGCTATTGTGGCGCAGTATGACGTAATTGTAAGCGCCGGAGGACTTGTCCTCATCGCCCTGAACGCGGCAGCGGCCAACATCGACAACGTTTACGCTTACATGGGGAAAGTAACACTCCCGAAGAATACGTCCCTCGCTATCGCCGTAGGGGATATTGTTTACTGGGACGTGGCAGACGGCGAGCTTAACAAATCCTCCAGCGGCAATACCATGTGCGGATTCTGCGTAGCCGGCGCGGCAACAGCCGATGAAACCGTTGACATCTTCCTCTTCCCCGACCTCACCAACATGGGAGCGACTGAACTGGCCAATGATTCCGCAGATGGCGATGTTGTGGCGGCTGACGTCCTCAAGGTCAAAACCGTTACCGTTACGAACTCGCAGATCAAGGCGCTGGCCGCATCGCCCAAAACCCTTGTGGCCGCACCCGGAGCAGACAAATCGCTCGAGTTCATCAGCGCCATTCTGATGCTCAATCACGGCACTGAAGTCCTTACGGAATCCGCCGACAATATGGCGATCAGGTATCACGACGGCTCGGGCGCCATTGTCAGTGAGACGATAGAGGCCACAGGGTTCATCGACCAGGCCGCCGACACAATCACCAATGCGATCCCGAAGGCGGACGCGATTGTGGCTGCTGCCTCTGCGGTCAACAAGGCGCTGGTCCTCGACAACGCCGGCGACGGCGAATACGGCGGCAATGCTACCGAGGATGCTACCTTGACGGTGCACGTTGTGTACCGCGAACACGACTGGAGCTGACACGGATAAGGGAAAGTTCACAGTTGAAAGTTAAAAGTTTAAAAATGGAGGAAAAATAAAGATGAAACCGAGAATCAGAACATTCAGCATATGGGGGCTGATGCTTATCGCATCGCTCTTTTGCATAGGGATGTTGGGCATCTCCGCGACGCAGCCCGACGCGGCCCTGGCCTTTGCCGGAATTCCCGTGCTGCCTCTTGCGTTCGGCGGCGTCAAGCTGTTCGGAGAGAAGATATACAACTGGGAGAAGATCCACGACATCCCCGAAGCCGACAGGCGGGACGCGATTATCGTCCGGGCGAATGAGTTTATGAAGGAGATCGCACAGAAAGATCTCCATATCGCCCCGATAGGCGGGCAGAAGATGACCGGCATTGACGCGAACCTTATGGGGCAGATACCCGTTGTGCTTGTCATGTCGGACACAATCAAGACGCCTGACAGGGGCTACGAGCTGCTGTTCGACGAAGTGGACATGCGGCAGTCGGGGTCCAATACCTTTGACCTGCTCGACGTATCCGGCGGCGTTACGTTCTATCAGCAGCTTGCGGGCGAGGACGCGAAGCTTTCGAAAATCCCCGCGTCCGCAAAGGCCCAGGTGGGGATGCTGCGGTTCATCGGCGGTTTCCCGATTCTCGACGATTGGCTGCGGTTCAACCAGTTCTATAAAATCGATGATCTTACCGCAGACACCATCCGCAGATGGTACACCCAGAAAGCCACACTCATGTACGGCCTGCTTACGGCGTTAAGCTCCGGCATCAACGAGGCGTATTCCACGGACGACGTTACCACAATCAACAACGCCTGCGCAAACATCCTGATAAACCTTGAAGCTGCCGGTTACCCGGTGGACGAGAACGCGCAGTTCGTCATCACCTGCAACCCGGTGCTGAGGGCAAGGATATTCAAGGCGATCGCCTCCACGTTCATTAACCCGAACACAAACAATAACCAGATCGTCTACAACATCAGCGCGGTTGTCTCGACCACAAAGGTTGCCAATACGAGCTACTACGTTTCACTCCCCGCCGGGAAGAACAAGCGCGGCGAGTGGGAGGACCTGAACGCCAGGCCTCCGCAGAGGAACGAGCTGAAGCTCGGAGCGGACCATGTATGGACCGGCGCGTATAACGCCGCAATCGGCGAAGCCAAGCAGCACAGGCGCTGCGCGCTGTCGTAAAAAAACCGTTAACCGTGTCCGTTATCCGTTATCCGTAACGGACGACGGACACGGAACACGGACACGGATATGGCGAAAAATACCGCAGACGACATAAACGGCCTGGGCTTTACGGCTGAAATGTACGGCGAGACTGCAAAGCCGGACTTTCTCGTTTTCATTGACGGCGTTATTTCCGAGCAGTCGGTCATCCTCGAAGGCCGCATAGGCGCATCCATTTACGGAACAACCGAATCTCCCGCAAAAGACTACGTGAAACGCGCGGAGAAGTGCCTTGTTGCCGCAGAGCTTGTCCAGAGGCGCATCAATATCATACTCGGCAACGCAGTGGGTGCCGGGCATGAGATCGATATATCTCATGAGGCAGCGCAGAAAAAGGCTTATCTCGACGAGGCGGAAAGGTGGATAGGGAAGATTGTCGGCGGTCAGACGTCCGACTCCGGGGACTTCGCTTCGGGAGTGCTCATAACGAGCCATTTTAGAGAGGCCGGTTAACGTGTCTGTTATCCGTTATCCGTAACGGACGGACACGGACAACGGACATGGATTACGGATTACGGTTCTCACGGACACGGAGAACGGATTTACATGCTTGATTTAAAACTTACAGTGGAAGGCGACAAGGTTATCCTTGAAGGTTTGAATAAGCTTTCGAAGGACTTGCACCCGGCAGCCATGCGCGGGCTTCAGAAAGCGGCCATCGGCATTCATACCGAAGCCTTTAATTTTTTATCCGGCGCCGGCGCAAAGGGCACATCGAAGGAAGTCACATCTAAAACCGGCAAGAAATACCTCAAGTGGGAAAAGCGGTCTATGCCGGTGCCGCCCGGCGGCTATCCCGTTCCGGTCCGCACGGGATGGCTTAGGCGCTCCCTGAACTGGCTGAAACCGGGCGAATCCAAAACCGGCGAAGCAGGCACATTCACCGCAGGGAAGGATGAAGTCATTATTTACAACCTTGCGGCCTATGCAAACGCAATACACGAAGGCCGCGGCTCCTCGGCCAAATTCGGGCCGAGACCGTTCCTTACAGACGCATTCAAAAAATTCAACCAGGGCGACAGGATCATTAAAATCGTTGAGGACAAAATTAGAAAGACCGTGAATCGTAATTCGTGAATGGTGAACTATGAGTTTCATTACTAAAATAAACGCACTGAAGTTCAGGCTGGAAGAGAACCAGGCCCTTCAGGACTATTTCGCGGAAAAATTCAAAAAGACGGCAGGCGTGCGCAAAGANTTCAGGAACCGCGCGGAAATAAACCTGTCGGATCTNCCNCTNATTCTTATCACNNGGCCCTCGNTGCGCAGGGAGCAGNCAGGCAATGTTATACGGAAGGAACATTCCGTATCTCTTTANGTGGGCTTCCAGCATCAGGACCGCGCCGANGCGCTTGAGATTATCCTGGAGCTTGAAGAGCGGATCGAAACCGCCGTCACAACCTATACGTCGCAGACCGGCGACACACCCATGCCCGTGTCTGTGGAAGAGTCGGTAAACGACGAGGGCATGTACCACCCCTCATATTTTTTCATGATGGGATTAAAGGTGAAAGACAGATGAAAAAGGGGGAAGAATAAATGCCGACATGGGAGCAGATTAACTTGTTTTATTTGGTCTTCGCAGTTATCTCGATTCCAATGGTGATGGGGTTCTCGATGGAGGCGGGGAAGGACATTTACAATTTGGTCCGCAAGAGACCTACGCCGGATGTCCTGCGGAAAGAACTTGTCGAGATGTGCGAAAAGAACAGGCGGGACTGCCTTGGGAGAGACCATATCCTGACTGATATAGATGACTTAAAAAAGGATACACAATTCATGGCCACACAGCAAAGCACAATGAGACAGGTCAGATTGCCCGGAATTGAAAAAACACTTGTCGAATTAAAAAGCGATGTAAGGCACATGTCGAGCAATGTCGATGAAATAAAAACACAGATTGAGAAGCTATTTAATCTCTGGAATGAAGTCAAATTGAGATGAGCCATGAACACGATCATGAGCATATACACGTCCCGCACAAAGTCGGAGCGGGAGGATTTCATGCGTGAACTGAGCAGAACTCACGGGCCGTTGCTGTGTGCTGCGATCAGGCAGTGTTGCAGTGATAAGGACATTTTATGTAAACAACTTCTAAAAGAGTTAGAGGGGAGATCAGGATGATAACTTTAATCTGGTTAGTTTTGGTTGTAGTAGCATTTTTGGCAGGAGTATTGGTAGGACGGGTGAATCCGAAAAAAGCCGATAAGCTTGCTGAGATTGCCGATGATTTAAAACAATCGGCAAAAACAAAGATTAAAAATGCCAAAAGTTAAAAAGTACATAATCCAGAAAGCTAAGGACTTCGGGTGGGAGTTGGTTAAGATGATCCCGGCCATAGCTCTTATTGCTTTTGCATGGTGGTATTTTGGGGCGATTCCGCAATTGAAAGCAGCCTTGATGAGCATATCCACAATAGCAGGGATAATCGTAGTCCTGAATATCTTTCGGCAATTTATGCTTCCGCATTTCAAGTCAGGGGAAGTTATCAAAAAGGCAATGGGTCATCCTATCGGTGCGGGCCTGATTTTCTTTGCGGTGATGTTTTTCCTCTCCCTGATTGTGTTTATTACAATGGCAAAGGCGGATACTATGCTCGACAGGGCGAGTCCGTGGTTGCCTGTGATAGAAAGGAATTACGAGAAACACTGGGATAGTGCGCCGTATAAACATTTCCTTCCCGCTCAAGTGGAACAGGAAAGCCTTTGGAAACAATTTGCACAGCTTAAGACTTCGAGGGAACTCGGAAGGGGCTTCGGGCAGTTGACTATCGCTTATACTTCCACAGGAGCGGTACGGTTCAATAAATATACTGAGGCAGTTCAACGGTTCAAGGAGCTTAAAGGATGGGACTGGCAGA